CAACAAGCCGATCGTCATAGGCGCGCGCGTAAACGTCCTTGAACGGGGTTCTGTAGCGGACCTTGTCGATCCACCTGCCCTTGCCGGCATCCCACTCCGCCAGGCTGGGAGCAGTCGGCTCCAGCGTCAGTTCCATGGCTGTGGATGAGCGAAGCGTCCGGGTCCAGTCCCGCGACATGAAAAGCAGGGCCTCGCTATAATGGCGAGACAGAAGCCCTTCCAGCCGGAGCATGTACGAGCAGTATTGCCCCTCCGGTCCGATCCAGCACCAGATGCCCTTGTGGTTCTGCTTCAGCTTCGGGGCGTATTCGGAATCGTTGATCTGCTGCTTGCGTGGCCTTGCCGTGGTTGATCCGGTCCAAAGGCCGAAGTTCGCCGCGGCGTCTTCCATCCGGCCTTCGTTGAAGGACTTCAGGACGGAGCTTCCAAGGAATGCAGCCTTGCCGATGTTGAAGCACAGGCAGACCATGCCGTCGAACTGGTTCTGGGTGGCCTCGCGGGTCAGCGCACCCCGGACGCAATCCTCATAGCTGGTGAGGTTGAACATCAGGAGTTGCAGCGCATCGGCCTCGCCCTCCAGCCGGTGATGGATCTGCACCGGCTCGCCGTCGAACCAGTGCGTGCAGCCGTAACCAATGGTCAGCTCATCGCCCGGGCAGACATACGGGGCAAGCGCTGCGCCGTTTTCAGACAAGGGAACGCTATCATCGCCCTTCTCGAAGTCCATGAGAAGGCGGAGGCCTTGCGGCCCCATCTTGAGGTGTTCGTTCACGGAAAGCCCCGCCTGTTACGCCTACGCTGCCCGGCCGAATGAAGGCTGGCAGTCTTCATCGATCGAGATGACCAGCTTGAGCTTCACCGTCTCGGCCGGCCCCGGTTCGATCGCGATGTCTTCTGCCTGGAGGATCTGGCAGTCTTCCGCTCGGGACCGTGTCGCATAGAGCAGCCTCACCGAAAGCTCGGACTGGCCGTCTTCTGCATTGGCGATGGTGATGGTCTTCTGCAGCGGGAAGTTCGTTCCACGCGGGACAACGATGGCCGGAATGTTGTTCGCCGTCTCGATCGCGATGTCATGGCTGGTGATGTCGCTGACATCGATGTCGGGAAGCCTGCCCTCGAGGATTGCCGCCTTGATGGCGCAGCCCTGAGCCACGATCTGCTCCGGGTTCTCGTCCTTGCGCGGCGCCTTGCCGAAGAAGGCCGCGATCTGTTCCCGGATCACCGGAACCCGCGTCATGCCGCCGACCAGCAGCACGTCATGGATATCCCGCAGCGAGAAGTTCGGGTCTTTTAGCTTGGCGTCATCCAGCGTGGCCTTGCAGGCGTCCAGCATCCGCTCCTGGAGATCCCGCGTCAGTTCGTTGAATACCTTGCGATCAATCTCGTAGATCATGTGGAGGCTGACCCCATCCGGGGTGCGGTCGATGCTGTCCAGCCGGAACGTGGTGCGTTCACGATCGGAGAGCCGCTTCTTCACGGCCTCGGCTTCAACCATGATACGGGACATGGCCGCATCGCGCTGACGTAGGTCCTTCTGATGTTCCGTCAGCCAGAGGTTGACGACATAGTCGGCAATGCGCTTGTCGAAATCGACCCCGCCCAGATCGGCAATGCCGTTCTTCGCGAACACGCTGGCCTTGCCGTCGCCAAGGGACAGGATACTCGTGTCCAGCGTGCCGCCTCCGAAATCCACGATGAACGGCCGCCATGTCTTCTTGCGACGATCGACGCCGGTTGCCAGCGCCGCTGCGACGGGTTCTTCGATGGTGGACACATCCGTCAGGCCAGCTAGCCTTGCCGCCTCTTTCAGCGCCTCGATCTGTTGCGGTTCGAATGTGGCGGGGACGCCAAGCACCGCGCCTGTCACTGTGTCATTGGGCGCCAGAAACTCATTGGCCGCGGCGATGACTTCGCCAAGGATGTAGGATGCGAGTTCAACGGGCGTGTAGACGAAGCCGCCCGGGCCACGATACGCAATGACGCCGCCCGGACCTTCGCAGGTCTGGAACGCCATGTCCTCGTCGCGGTTGATCTTGACGGCCAGGTTGCGCTTGAAGTTGCGGAAATCGTAGTCGGGAAACTGTCGGCCCTTCTCGACAGCTTCGGCGCCGGTGAAGGCATCCTGATCCACGATGGTAACGACAGAGGGAATACTGGTGATCCCGCTGCCGCTCATCTCGATCATGCGGACGCGGCCTTCCCAGAAGACTGCTGCGCAGGTGTTGGTCGACCCGAAATCGACACCGATCTTGGCCATTGCCCTGCCCCTTATTCAGCTGCCTGGAGTTGCTTGCTCTGGTCCCGCGCAACGAGTGACGGGACCACGATGTACGCTTCTTCACGCGCTTTCTTGGCCGCTCTGGCGTGGTTCGCGGCCATGAGGCCGGGACGCCATGACGGGTAGGCTTCCTCTGCTGGAGGCTGGACTGGTTCTGGCGGCGCCGGGGTGTCGAGAACCAGCGGCTCGGGTTCGGCTGCTGCGACTGGCTGGGGCTCGGGAGCCCTGACCGGTTCTGGTTCAGGCGCCGCTGCTGGCGCGGCCGGCTGGATACGCTGAGCATATAGAGCCGCCAGCTTGTTCTGGTGCTCGGCGTCGGCCAGCTCTTCCTCACGGCGCCGGGCCGTCGAGATTGCAGCAGCCGACACACTCGTCACGGCAGCCCACAGCAGGAGGTTTCGCGCAAACTCTGCGACCCAGAAGATAATCTCCGCGCGAAGCTCTGCATCTGCAGCGACACGCGCCTTGTCCCGGTTAGCGATTTCCTCGAGACGCTTGTTGGTATTGGCCGCCAAGACAGGGCTTGCCTGCCCCTGCATCAGCCCATCTTCCCGGGCCTTGAGGGTCGCAAGTTCGCCCTGGATCGCCTCGCCGCGTGCGCGCATCGCGCTTTCGGTCTTGTCCTCGCTAATCCCGTCAACGCGACCGAAATAGAGGCCCTGCGCCAACAGAGACTTCTGCGCCTTCGAGATGCCCTCCGGGCTCATCGACGCCATGAGTTGCTGTTCGGTTTTCAGTTCGGCGATCTGCGTGCGGACGCGCTCAAGCTCCTGACCGGTTCCGCCGACAGCGGCATCCTGCGCCGTCTTGAGGGTTGCGGCTTCCTCCGCAGCAAGGTCCGCTTTCGCATTGAGAACCACGCTCGATTCCGCGAAGACGTTAGGCATAATGAAGTGGAGTCCGTCTTTCGCGTTCTGGACGTTCGCCCAGACGAGGAAAGGTAGCACAGCGAGGCAGACCCACATGCGGACACGATCCTGCGCCCGCATCGCACGCATGAACAGGACAGCCGCAAGCAGCTCCAGTCCAAGCACCACGCAGGCATAGGCAAATCGCGGAATCCATGTGAGCGAGATAAGCTCGCCGCTCGACTTGGCGAAGGCTCCGCTGATGCTGAGAAACGCGAGGCCAGTCGTCAGGATAACGACTGCGAGAAGCGTGAACTTCTTCGTGCCCTCGTCCTCGTTTTTCAGTTCGAGGAAGGCGTTCAGGAATTTCGTCATGTGCCCAGCCCTAGCCGTTTCGCGTCAGGTAGAAGATCACCAGCGCACTGATGATGGTCAGTGCGAAGCCGATGCCGTAGCGGAGGATTTCCTTGCGCGTTTCAGCGTTCGCCTTGAGAAGCGCATTGCTCTGCGCCAACTGTTCCGCGGTCAGGATGGACTTGAACTCACCGACGATCTCACGCATTTGCTGGTTCAATTCGGCCTCCATTTCCTGCTTGAGCGCCTTCAGGTCCTCGGCGCTGATACCGGTTTCGGCGTAGGTCTTGAGGTGCGCATCGATGATGGTCCGGATGACCGCCACTGCGGATTCGATCGACGCGATCCGATTGACCTCGGCAAGCTTGTCGCGCTGCTTCTCCAGCTCCAGCCGGTCGCGCAGTAGAATTTCGGTCATTCCCAGCCCCGATCATTGCTCACATCTCGCCAACGCGCGCGAACAGCCCTAGAAGTTTCTCGATTTCGGATTCACGGGACAGGTTCTCGCCGGCAGCCCCGTGCAGCTGCTGAAGCTCGGCCAGTTCGATGTTCAGGAGTTCGGTGAAACGCCTGCGCTTCTCGCTGGACAGCTTGCCGATCGCCTCGCCAGCCGCATCCGCATTCGCCCGCATCGCATCCAGAAGATGTTCCGTGGTGATCTCTTCCTCGACCGGATCGCCAACCTCCCCATACTCCGACAGCTTCGTTTCTGCTGGATTGGGCGGTAGCGGCTGGGCCTCTCCTTCGTCTGGATAGGGGAGAGGCTTGGTCTTGAGGGCTGCGTTTTCTTTCTGGAGGGCTTCGCGCTGATCGTCATCCACGCCCGAGAAATGCCCGATCAGTTCCAGTACATCATCGATATTAAGCGGGGCAAGCTGACGGGGCGGCTGGACAACAGGCGTGAAGATGAAGGCGCCATCCTTGCGCATGACAAAATGATTGGGCGGAAATGGGACGTGAGGAACTTCTTCAACAGCCCACCGCGAGGGCTCCATTTCTGCAGGCCAGCGCGCCACGGCTTCACGAAGGCCAAGCAGGCGGTCCGATGCCGGCGCCGTCCAGTTTTTCGGCAACATCTCCACCAGGCCGTCATCCCGAATGGCAATAACCATATGGTCCGGACGAACAGACTGACGCTCACGCCTGATCATGCGAGTTCTCCGATAACGAGAATAGTGTCCGTGCTGAAACTGGCGTTTGAAACCGGTACATTCGTTGTGGTGACAGTGCCCAGAACGGTCGAGTTCCTTTGCGCGAAGCAGCGCGGCGCAGCGGCGTAGGTGTTGTTGAACGTCTTGTTGGCCGGAGTGCCGGTCAAGGAATCCACTGCCAGAAACTCGAACGTCTGGTTGCCTGTGAGCTGGCCAAAGTTCCTGCCATAGGTCCCAGTCAATCCATTCGTCGTCGCTTCGCCCTGACGCTGACCAAGGTGGTGGTGGAAATACGATGTATTGGCGGTATCGACGACATGCCCGCCGATATCGCAAAGGACATTCACCGTAGACACGCGATCCATGATCAGCGAGCCGATTCCAGACCCGTCGATGGTGATCTGGTCGCTCGGAACGCCAGCAGTTCCGCCGATCACTATTGCCCAATTGCGATTGGCCGAGAACACCGAAATCTTGGAAATTATTAGTGTCTCGACGCCAAGCGCTTCAAGAACCCCGCGACGACCGCCGAAGAGTTCGCAGTCTTCGATGACGTTGACACGAATGCCGATGGCGCCGGTTGATTTCGCGGTTCCGTCAATGCTGATCGGGTATTCAAAAGCGTCGCATTCAATCACATAGCCCGACGACCACGATCCCAGCGACGTTGTGTCCAGCTTTGTCGATGTGTCGCGATCGGTCAGCGTGAAGGTATCAGTGGTCACGTCAGAGACTGAGAAGGACTTGTGCTCGTACTGCCAGAAGGTTCCGCCACTCACGCTCGAAAGGCTGACCACCGCTCCGTTCGAGAGGCCATGGCCGGCGCTGGTGAAGACGCCTGGATTGTTGTTTGTCACTGACGTAATGGACTTGACCGTCTTCGCGCTCAGCGTCGTGATCTGGACGTTCTTCAAACGGAAGCCGGACGGCGCGTAGCTGGACGTTGCCACAAAGCGGATGGCCGAACCGCCCTTGTATCCATCCGCCGTCATGATCGACAGATTTTCGACCTGTGAACCAGCAGAGTTACCCTTGAAGCAGAAAATGGCGTTCGTCTTGTCGGTCGGGCTGTAGTATTGGCGCAGCGCTGTCTTGAGCCACGCCGCCGATCCGCTGATCTTGAGCGGCCCCAGATCCTCAAGATCGTCCGGCTCGGTCAGAAATCCATAGGCGCCTTGCCGGAAGATGAGATGGGACGGTGTGTACCCAGCTGCCACGCCATCCGCCCACCTGTTCACCGCCAGAGCATTATCGGTGACGTTGGTATCCGCCTTCCCTCCGAAGGCCTCGATGAAGACGTAGCCATCGTGTTGCCGGACAAACTGGAACGAGAGCGTGTCATGCGTGAGGACCGTACCGCCATTTGCGGTAATGGCAGTTCCAGCCACCACGAGCCAGAACCCGAAAGCTCCGTCATTGGTTGTAGTACGTCCATACACGCAGATGATATCGCCAGCTGAGAACTCCCCCTCCGGCATGGACGTCAGGTCAGCATAAGTCGCCTTGACCCGGATGCCTTCAAGATCGTCCAGCGTGGTTGACGAGTCCTGCCCAAGCAGGTCCAGCCAGCCGCCACCCAGGGCCAGAGCAGTTTCGCTGACATCTGCAATGTCGACGTGGACTAGTTCTCCAGTCGTGGCGCGACCGAGAAGTTTTGTTTCGCTAGTCGGCTTTACAGGGAGGCGATATGTCGTCTCGCCGTGTGGAAACTTGACCGATCGATCAGCGTCCCGCTGCAACTCCTGGATCTGCCGCTCGATCTTGTCCATCCCGGCCTGATGGGAGGTATAGGGAAAGCGGTCGTTGTTCTCGTAGTCGACCGTCTGAGTCTTTGGTGTGACGCCCTCGATGATGACCTTGGAGCCGGTCGGAGGCGCGGTGACGAAGGTGACGTTGCCGCCGCTGTCAGAGCCAACGCCGCTCACGGTGTAGTGCGTCGTCAGCGTCTGCGTGACGTCTTCACCGTCTTCATCGCGAAGGATGACGCGAAGCTCGGTATTGGCGAGGATATACCAATTATATGCGAACGCCGTGGTGACGTCATTGCCTAGATGTGGGCCGCTCAGGCGATCGTTTGCGTCGACGGTCATTAGCTCTCGTTCCTCGCGATGAAGCGGGGTTGAAGGACTCGCGGATTGCGAGGAATGCGGTTAGGACTTGCCCCGTCCTGCTGCCGAGGGGCCAATGTCGGAAGACGATCTCAGTTCAGATGCGTATCGGGATTATCGGGCCGGCTTGAAACGGGCCAGTCGACGGTCAGCCGGAACGGTTGTCCGGCAATTGCTGTTCGGGACCGCGGTCGTGTTGACGATCCCGGTATTGCTCATGCTGCTCGGATTTGTGTTGAAGGCGTTTCGTTAGTTCGCGGGCGGAGGTCCAAAGAAAATGGCGCCGGGATTGTCCGTCTCGCCATTCCAAAGAGCCCACGCGCCGCGGATCGTGGCGTCGAGTTGGGCGGCTGGGTAGTGAAGAAACATACCGGCCACTCTGTTCGCTGGTCGCCAAAAACTCTCGTCAAAGTCAAGTTCGGCCGCAGCCTTTGCAGCGTTTGTAGCTTCAGCGAAAATGCCAAGTCCAGCCGGGCCGCGATAGGAAAAAGCTTCGTCACCACGCGAGGCGCCCGCAATCTGCGACAAGCCCACGAATGGACTCATCAGGAATGCTGCCTGCTCGCGCCCATATTTCTCCCACAGCGGATCGTCATCGTCTCCACCGCCGCCACCCTTGGTCCACGCATCAAGCGCCATCTTGCCAGCGACAGGGATAGCTAGCAGCAGGACCATATCGAGACTAAGCGCCGCCACCTTCGGAATGCTGTTGGCGTTGCGCGCACGCTGGGTCGCGAGATTGTAAGTCGTGACCATATAGCTCATAAAATTCGTCAGCAGCCGCAGCGCGGCGCTGTAGCGCGTTCCTGCCCCAGTCTGCACCGCAGCGGTCTGGTGGATCTCGCCGCCGCCCTGCGCATCGATAACAGCCTGATCGGCTTCAGCAACGGCGTCGGCGTCCGACATGCCGGCAGCCTTGGCCTTGAAGAACCCGCCATACCAGGTCGGAACATCGACCGAGTAGAACTGAACATTCGACATCAGGGCGAAGAGGTTGTCCGTCACCCATTTCGGCGTCACACCCTTGCGCATCGAAGCGCGCAGGGCCGAAAGTTCCGGGCTCTGTGACTGCCTGCGGCTCTTCATGAAATCCGAGCGTTCCGTCACCCATGTGGCGCGACGCTTGATCATGACGGCGTCCGTACCCATGGCGGCATAGCCCTTGACCATCCAGTAGCCGCCGACACGCACGATAGAGTTGCTGACGCCGAGCGGCTGAAGTGCCGCCGTTGCCACTTTCCAACCGAGGCCAACAACCGTGGCGCCGTTGCGAAGATGGTTGAGAATACCACTTGCGCCTTCGAGCCCAAACTTGGCGGTGACCACAGTATTGATGATGGTGTTATAGACCTGCCGGCCATGGCGCTGGACAATGGCGTCCTCGACCGTCTTCTGTTTCAGCAGACGGCCAGCATCGAAGAATGCCTCCTCCGTTGCAATCGACGTTGCAACCTGATCTAGATGCTTCGACACCACGTCGATGACAGAGAGACGAAGCGGAAGCGTGACCCTGCCTTCGACGCGCTTCTTGCCGAAGCCGGGCTGGGTCCGGTCGCCAACACGGGGAACAGCGCCTTTGGTTTCAGCTTCAACCGCGCGCTGACCTGCTTTCGAGGAAAGCTCCTGGTCGAACATGATCGGGTAATAGCCGCCCTTGTAGGCGCCGAAGCGGGTCGCAATGGCGAGTGGCTGGACCTTGTCCATCGGCACACCGTGGACTGCCTCATGCACCTTGTTCGTTTCCGGGAACCAGGTGTCGAGATAGTCCCATACCGACTGAACGAAGTCCCAATCCCTTTTGTCGAGCGTATCCAGCACAGACTGGATGCCAGCTTCATCCCAGCCGGTCGAGTCCATGAGGCGCTGGCGGTTCTTTTCGTTGCCCCAGTTGAGCGCGACGGCCAGCCTGCCCTGCTTGGTAAGGCTGACGCCGAGGCTGGTGAAGTGGATGCGCTCCTTGAAGAACCTGGCTCGCTCCTGCTTCGTGTAAACGCCGAACAGCTTCTCCAGATCCTTGCCCATCTGTTTGCGGAGCAGCGCAAGACGCGCATAGCCCTCATTGAGCGGCCGGACAATGTAGTTCCAGAACTGCCCGCCATCCTTGTCGCCTGCGAATTGGCGCGCAAGGGATTGCAGCGTCCGGTGCATGGCGAAGTATTTGAGGACGCCGCGCTTGGTCTTGGCCGGCAGCGTATCGGATTCGATGGGTTCACGGGGAAGGCGCTTCGGCTGGTTCGTCTCGATCTCGGCCGCGATGTCATCAGCGGCCAGTGACAACCTGCGGCGCTCGCCTTCCTTGATCAGCCGATCCTTGAGCGTGGCAAGACGCCAGATCATGTCGGCCTCGCCCTTGACGCCCATCAGTTCTTCCACGGTCAGGGACTTGTAGTTCTTGGCATCGACGCCTTCGGCAAGATCAGCCAGCGTGCGGGATTTATCGATCGCCGCTTGGGATTCCGCCATCTGCTCGGTCGGTGATTTGGTCGGATCGTTATAGGCTGCGAACGGGTCCAGCCCGGCCATCTGGCCTTGCAGCCATTGGGCTCTTGCTGCGCGCTTGCTCTCGCCCTTCCGGCTTTCGTTGCGGAACTGATAATCCGACAGAAGCCCGTTCATCTGCTCGGCATAGTCGCGGCCGGCATGGAACAGGCGCTGCTGCTTGGTCTTGGAGCCATAGTCCAGCAGATGCTTCCGGGTCGCCTCGATCTGTTCGGCTATCTTCCGGCCTTCGCGGAACATCGCCATGTTGAGCAGCTGGTATTTCTTGAACCTTGCGGCTTCCTCGAAGTCGCCCTTGTTCGCCGCCTCCAGCGCTTTCTTGCCCCAGCGCTGTTCCAGCGTCAGCCACTGGTTGTAGTTAAGCACCTCACGGACCTGTTTCGAGCGAAGGTTCTCAATGGCCTGCTGCTTTGCGAGATTAGCCGCTGCCTGCTGGCCTGTTGCACGCGACAGCGCCTCAAGCTCGACCTCGATCTGCCGTTCCGCAATCTCATTACGCGCGAATTTCTCGGCCTCGCGCATGATCGTGCCATCGTTGAAGATGTCGCCATGCGTGGCGATCATGCGGCGACGGACTTCTTCGCGGATAAGCTGGTTGCGTTTCGGGCCTTCCTTCAGGCCCTGCAGAAGCGCATTGCCATCCGGCATCTTGAAAAATGGCGCCGCCTCATCTGGGCTGATCGCGCCTTCCTGCTGGCCCGACAGAACCTGGGCGAGCTGGTCGCGCAGACCAAACATCGGATCGCCCGTGATGTCGACGCCGTTCTCATCGAACCACGCCTGCCACTGTTCCGCGGCCTCCCGCTCCTGTACCGCAGCGATATCATCAGCGGCATAGCTGACCGCCGTTCCGTCGACATCGTTGCGCAGGGCGTCGAGAAATTCGGCCGGTGTCGGCGGCGATGGCCCAGTGAAATATCCTTCCGCCCAAGCCGCCTCCGCCGCGTGCTCGATGGTATAGCTGCGGACCCGCTTGCTGTCCCGTATCTCGTCCGCGATCAGGCCAGGCGCCGCTTTCTTCTCGCCAATGATCTTGAGGAGTTCGCCGCCCTCGTCCCGGATGCCCGAGAACGCCAGCTTGTCATTGCCGCTGCCGACAACCCTGCGAGTGGCGAGGAACTTCCACAGCGACTTCGGCCGCTTCTTCTGGAGCGTCTTGCGGACATCGACGGCGATCTGCACGAACTGGTCTAGATCGGTCGCCTGTGCGCTGTAGGCGACGACTTCCGGCGGCAGGCTGGCAAGGGCGTCCTCGCCGTATTCCTCGCGTACAGCCTGAAGGTTGAGGCGCATCGGCGGCAGGTTTGGGGGCGGGACCGTGCGATCCTTGGTGTCTCCTGTCTGCGCCAGAAGCTTGCTGCTTCCTGATTGAGAGGGGTCGAAGGAGGCGAATTTGCCTCGGACATTCTTTGGATCAAAGACGACATAGTGCGTTGCTGGCTTGCCCAGCCCAGACGGGCTGTCATCAAGATTTTTGAAGATGACGCCGTCATGCCCCGCAGCCTTAGCGGCTTTCACCATTTCGCTGAATGCGGGCTCTTGCGCAGGGTTTCCGCCAAAGTCTACGACCTTGGGATTGGTCAGGCGAGTGTAAACCGGCATGACATTCTGTCCGGTCAAATCGTCGGCCTGCAACGCTCCTGTTTCTAATTCCTCCCATTTGGCCATCGCGGCTTCATAGGCATCCCAGTTGCCGTTGCGCTGCGCTGCACGCTCTAGACGCTCTGCGTTTTTCCGTGCAGCCTCTACCGCTGCCTCATGCGTTTTGGTGTCTGCAACAAGACGCTTGCCCGCATAAGCTGCGTAATCGTCAGCGACCGCTGGGCTGTCGGTTAGCCAAATGCCAAGCGACGAAGATGGTGAGCCAGTGTTGCGCCCCCCCATGCCGCTGTCGAATGAATCTACCGGTTGATTCGTCCCATGATACAGCGGCGTGTCTACATCAAACCCCTGTTCTCTCGCCCTCTGCATCCTTGCTGCTTCGGACATGTCGAGCTTGGAGGATTGAGCTAACGAACGTTTGGCCTCTTCTGTTGCATCTACATGCTTAATGAATGACGGCGGAAAGCCACCCGGCATTTCGGTGTAGCCGTAGCGGCGCAAGACATCGGGCAGAAACTCATTGAGCACATTCTCGTCATAGACCGCATCGAAGCCATGGCTTGCGGCTTCCTGCTCCAGCCGCGTAACAAGCTCCCGGAAGTCTCCCGGCTTCTCGTCTGGCGTGCGCCCCTTGGTGAAGCTGGCATTCTCGGCGTCCGATCGCGTTACGCTGGAAAGGTCCAGGGTCCGGATCAGATTGCCGGTCTCGTCCAAGCGACGGGCCTTGCGGATATAGACTTCGTAGTTGTCGACCTGAATGTGCGCGTTGATTTGAGACGACTCGACAAAGCTGCGGAGCGCGTTGACGCCGCCAGCCGACAGTTGCGCCAGACTTCCCGTCTCAGCAGCTTTCGCACGCTGGACAGTCTCGACTGGCACGCCAGCGCGCCGAGCGATCTCACCAACCCGCATTGTCTCGAATGCGTTGGGATGGTCAGCCAGATAGCGGTCCAGCACCATGACGCCGGCGTTGATCGCGGCCAGTCGCCTCGCCTGCGTGGCTGAGACCTGCGAGCGGAACTGGATGCGGGCCTGATCTACGCCACGGGCAGAAGCATCAGCCACCGCCATGATGGATGACAGAGATGCGTCATAGGCGGCTTCGGGATTGGCCTTGAAATAGTCCAGTACGCGCTGGATTTCAGCGGCGCGTTCGTCCGAGCTTACGCGCTGGGCGAGGCTACCAGTTCCCTCGCCGCCGCCATTATCTTGACCGTCAGTTGCTCCCGCGCTCTCAGCGGCAGGTGCTTGATCGCCAGCAAGGGCGCTCGCAACCCGTGCCGCAGGATTTCCGCCTGCATCTCCTGATCGCTGCACGCCTTGAGCTGCGCGGAGGTCATTGAGGGTCGCCCATGTGTGACGTTCATTGACGTCTTCCTTCGTGCCCGGGACCTCGGTTCCCGGCGGGTTCGCCCAGCGCCATTCTGCGGGCATCCGAGACCGCCATTCTACTTGGCGGGCCTGCCATTCTCCATGATTGTGTGAATAAACTTCTAACGCCGCAATGCGCTCGACTTCGTCTTCAGAAAGAGGTTCAAACAGCTCGGGGCTGGCGTCGCCATACTTCTCGAACAGCTTGGCTTCCATCTGGCGGAAGCGGGCCTTGGCATTCTCGAAAGGTGCGGTTCCACGATAAAGCTCGATCGCTGCGCTTGCCCCTGTCGACGCGAACCCGCTGAAGACCTGGATCGCGTGCTGGATCTCGTGCTGGATCGTCTCCATCAGCGTGTTGGAGCCAGCGATCGAGCCGCGCGCATTGATCAGCGGGACAATCTTCTGGTCGCCGTTGTTGAACGTCACGGCCTGCGCGCTGTCGAACCGCCCGCTCTGCGCGCCAACGCTCGCCACGAGATAGACATCCCGCAGGATCGGCATGGCCTCGAACAGTTCGGGCCATTCGATCATCTGATCCAGCCGGCCGCGCTGCGCCTTCGCCTCGGGGTTGAAGTTGAACTGCGGCTTGCCCGGGATTTCCCAGACCCAGTCACCGAACTTCGTCTGCGCCCAGCCCGTCTCGCGCCAGATGTCCTCCTTGCTCTCCCCGCCGATGTCCATCAGTGTGGCGCGCATCAGCGAATGGATCGGAGCGCCGACAGCATTGCGTGGTGCAAACTGCGCAAGCTCATCGATGGCGGTCTTCGGAAGCGTGTCCTGCGTCCCGGACGTGGCGTACCAGTCGATGCCCATCATGCCCGACAGGCCCTTGCGCGGGTCGTAGATGCCGTGCTGGAGCTTCAGATCGCCCAGCCCCATGATCTCCCGTCCAAGGTCGTGGCTGTATCCAGCCGCACTGCCATGGAAGGCGATGACGCGGCCATTGGGCGCCTTGAACAGCATGATCAGCGGCTCGACGCCGTCTGCCCTCATGCGCTCGTAAAGGGCTTTCAGGTTCTCGTCCGTAGCGTCTGGCTCGTAATAGCGGGAGAAGGCCAGCGCCTCATCGTACTGCTCCAGCGTAGCCATGGCCTGCGCTTCGTCGGCCGCAGCCTCGGTATGGGCGGCGCGGGTATCCCGCCAGCCCTTGCCGGTGAGCCAGGCATAGGCCCGCTGCTCCGGCCGCTCGTCGACTTCGGACTGGACCTCACGGCGCACCTGCCGTTCCTGATCGCGCCACCAAGCCTTCTGGTTGCGCTCGTAATCCTCCATGAGGCGGGCCATGAGTTCGGCCTCGGCCTTCTCCCGCGCCGCAGCGATGCGTTCCTTGGTCCGCTCGAACTGCTTCTCGGTGATGACGCCCTTGTCCAGCAGGGCCTTGGCTAGAGCCTCACTGTCCCGGGCCTGTGCCGTCGTTGCCGCTGCAATCGCCTCATCCGTGGCGAGCATCCGATCGAAGACCGCCTTGATTTCATCGTTCAGCCTGACGCGCGAGCCGATCTGGGTCAGGCTCTTGTAGACACGGAGCAGCCACGCCTTGAAGCTGGCGAACACGCTGCGAAGGGCTGATGTCGGAGCTTTGCCCTCGCGCAGATACGCCTCGAAGCTCTCGGCAAAGGCCTCCTGGATATCGCGACCTTCCGCCGTGAAGGTCCCATCCTCGCTGAACATCGCCGTCCAGTTGGGCGACTTGCCCTGCCATTCGAGGATGGCGGCGACCTGCTCCAGCACGAACGGATGAACCTCGTCCTGCGGGTTCAGGATCGCCGCGACTTCCTCGGCCGACAGAACGCCACGGGCCTGAGCGGCCGGCTTCGCCTCCATCGTCGTGACGGCCGGGACGCTCGCCATGCGCCACAGCGTGTCGAGATACCAGTGCGCCGCCTCGTGAACGAGTGTCGACAGGTTCGCGCTTTCGAACAGGCGGATGACAGAACGGCCGACGCGGGGCGTGAACGTGCCACGCTTCTCCTGCGACAGCTGGAGTTCTGCGCGTCGGGCGTCGACCGCCTTCCTGTTGTTGTTAGACGCGGTGCGCGCCTTGGCAGCGCGCTCCTTGGGCGAAAGGTGCGGGAATACCGCCTTGCCGATTGCCGCGTTATCTAATCCGCGCGCTTTCAGATCGATGATCTTCAGCGTTTCGGGCGACAGCGCTGGGCCTGTCCTAAGCTTCTGAACCTCAAAGCCTTTTTCACGGATGCGCGAAATAATGCGAGCCACATCCTTGGGCTCCATGAGATTATCCGGGCCACGGTTTTTGTTCAGCCGGTCCGTGACCTCGTCATTGCTGCCGCCCTTGATCGCTTCCTTCCAGACTTCGAACTCGTGCGGGGGCAGCTTCTCGGATGCATCAAGCACTGTGGCATCGTCGACCTGGATCGCCTGCCGCTGGAGGCCTTGGGCAAGCGACTGATCATCTTGTTCGCCCGTCAGGGCCGTGACGATGTCAAAGCCATGCTCGTCCCAGAACGCCTCCGGGTCCTGTCCGGTACGTTCCGCCAGCGTCGTCACCATCTCGCCAATGAGGCTGGCCTGCGTGTTAGCGGTCTCGGTGTTGAACAGGCCGGTCGATACAACCTGCTCCCGGATCGACTCCCTGACCCGGTCGGCGCTGTCGGCAAACGCCTGCTCCTTGGTCCCGGCTTCAGTCCTTGCCTTCTGCTCCTCCTCGAAGACCGACTTCATCGCGGCCTGTTCCTTGGCCGTGAAATCGTCAGCGCGCAGGCGCATGTTGGGGGCAAAAGCGGAGTGGATCGTCTCGCCCGAGACGCCGATCTCCTTCTTGGCCGTCGACAGCGCAGCAGCGTAATTCCCGGCCGGGATCACGACATCTTCGCCGGCATCGATCGCCGTGACGATGTCGTTCGGATCGATGCGGAACGCCTGTGCAAGCTGATCCGTGGTGACACCAGACGACTGAGCCAGTTCGGTGAATGCCTCGGGGGCGACCCGGACATTCTCGAGCGGGCCGTCTTTCGTGGCGGCGGCGACGGCTTCCCGGTATTTGTCGGGCAGGCGCTTCAGGAGTTTCGAGTCCTTGGCGCCATCGCGCATGGCTTCGAAGGTCTTGGAAAGCTGGTCTGCCCGCGCCTGCTGCGCCTTCTCGTTCAGCATAACGCCGGATTGCTGGACGCCGGCTGCCAGCGTCGTCTGCATACCCGTCATCAGGGTCGATGCAACCAGCGTTTCCATGGCCGCGTTCGGCCGCTCGGCAAAGAATTCCTGAACCGTCTTGTCCGGGTGGAGCTCAAGCCAGGTCGACGCATCCTGCAGGAAGGTCGCCGCCTGTTCGCCAATGCCTTCGGACAGCGCGTTGTGGAAGAATATCTTCCCGAGAGGGGCGTCCTTCGCCAGATCCCCGATCAGGAATTTGAGCGGCACCATCTCGGTTGCCGTCTCGATCGTTCCCTGTTCCAGAGCATAGCGGAAGGCGTCCCAATAGCCTTTGCCCGCGTCCTCGGCTTCGCCAAAGGACTGGCCCGCCGTGCCGACACCCATGATGCCAGCGCCGACGAATGGGCTCTTGGTGACTAGCGAAGCCGCCATGGCTTCGATGCTGGCGGGCGCCGACTGGAAAGCGCCATAGATGCCGCGCTCAAGCGTCGTATCGCCACGCGGCATGTTCCGCATGGACTCAAGCGCCGCCATCTGGCGCTGCTTGCGGGCTTCCTTTTCGCCCTGATCAAGAAGGTTCTTGACGCCCGGGAGCCATTCGAACATCCGGGCAATGCCGATGCCCTGTTCCGCCGCTCCGAAAAGCTGCTGTTTGCCGCCCTCGACAGCGCCAGTGCGGAACGCGCCGCCGATTTCCTCGATCGACAGCGAACCTGGGTCAAACGCGCTAGCCGCCTGCTCCCACCAGCTCAGGTTCCCGATATCGTCGTGGCTGATCTCCAGGTTCTCGCGCGCACTGTCCATCCACGTCCGAAACTTCGGCGCCGTGGTGGTGAGTTGATCGATGGCCTTGGCGGTCTTGGAGAACTCGTAGGACTTCAGGTTCTGCTCGACCTGAGAGCGGTTGACGCCTGCCTCCTTGGCAAGCTCGATCGCCTTTGCTGCATCATCCGGTGAGCCAGGCTGTTGCATCAGCGAGGAACGAACACCAGCCTTGGCCCGATCCTCGCGGACCTTCTTCAGTTCGATGATGTCGGCTTCGGAAAGCGGGCCATCATCCTGCGGGCCGCCTGTGCCGAACTTGTTGTAGGTCGACGGGATCGTATCGCCTGTGATGTCTGCCGGCGTCAGACGGGGCGATGCGCCAAGGCTTGAATAATCCCGCGCCGGATCGCTCTCGGCCGGAACAAAGGTCGGCGCTGCGGTCGACGGCTGTTCCTGATCTGGCGTGTCATAGCCGCCCTTGCGCATGAAGTCCGGGCGGGTGAGCTTGTCGAACGGAAGCGGGATATCCGGACCCAGCTTCGCCATCGGCGTGTTCTGAAGGTCGCGGAGCTTCTTGTCCGATTCCTCGCGATAACGCTTCGCCTCGTCTTCCGCGAACGTCTCGCCAACGATCCTGCGGACACCTTCTGGGATCGGGATCATTGCAGCGCCGCCTGCGCCTGCTCATAGGCAGCGCGCACTTCCGCCATGCTGGGCGTCTTGCCGGTCTTCTTGCGAAGCCGCTCGAACACGTCGGCATAGAGCGTCTTGTCCGTCATGTCGGAGTTGGAAAGGTCATAGGCATAGGTTTCCCACTGCACGACAGGCAGGTTCTTGCCTGCTTCCATGCGGCCAATGGCAAGCGCCGTGGCGCTGCGGATTTGCTCAGGCGTCAGTTTCTCGCCGCCAGTTTCCGGAGCCATTTCAGCCGCGGCCTGACGCAGATAGCCCGCAAGCTCGATCGACTCTTTCGTCTTGTCCTTGGCCTGCGATCCGATGCGCCAGTTCTGCGGCGCAATCCGCTTGGCCTCGTCGATAAGCTGCGCCTCGATGCGATCCACTTCGTTGACGGTCTTGCCAGTCTCGCGCATGTCCAGCCGCTTCTTGTCCAGAGCGCGCTGATCCTCGGGCGTGAGATGCTGGTAAATCTCGTACAACTGCGGGTCCCACTGCGTTTCCGGATCAAGCATGAACTGCGCCGGCGTCATTGTGCTGGAGGATTCCAGCGACAGCCGGGCGCTCTGGCTCCAGGACTTCCACTCTTCCTTCTGTGCTTCAGTCATCTTCGACCGAGCTGCCTCGATCCGCCTGCGGTCATCCTCGGCGCGCATGGCGCGGATAAGGGTGGGCTTGTCGTTCTCGCTGATCTCGCCGGCGGCGACCTTTGCGTTCAGCGCGCTCCGGCTTCCCTTGCCATCCAGAATGTCGACCTCGTAACGATTGGCGGCGAGGCGCTGGGTCTCGGCAAGCTCGCGCTCTTTCTTCAGCTTTTCGCGTTCGATATCGTTCTTGGCGTCCTCGATGACGCTCTCAAACGCCTTGCGCTGCTGGGGATCAAGCTGGGCAGCGGCGTCCGTGACAAGCTTTGTCGCCTCGTCGAACCGGCCCTGCTTGGAGAGACCACGGACGGCGCCCTGCAGCAGCGCCCGTGTCCCGGTTGTCCGCGCCTTAGCCAGCGTCTCCTGATCGAGCAGGCCACCGTAGGAAGGCAGGCTCTTCTGGAAACCCTCTAGCTCCTGCTTCACAATATCCGGATCTGCCTCCAGCCGCGCCGACATCGCCGTGATGTTGTTGTTCAGCGACTGGACCGCGTATTCCCGCTCCTGCCCAGCCTGATAGATCACGGACGATCGGGTCGAACTGGTCTGGTCGGAGGTCCAGATATCATCCCATGCCTGCTGGGCGCGGGTCGACGACTGGATGCGGCTCGGCAGTGTCGCCCAGATTTTCTGCTTCAGCGGCGCCCGGGCGGCCTCCAGGTCCTTCACATAGCCCGAACCAGCGACCCGATCCTTCTGGAGATCAACGGCAAGCTGGGAGCCCTCCTTCTCCAGCTGCAACCTGGCCTCGTTGAGCGCGGCATTCTCCAGCGCCGCGTTACGCTCTTCCAGCCTGCGCGACGCCTCGCCAACAGCGGTTTGCGCCAGCTGATGAGCGCCAGACGCCATCTCGGCAAGCGGGCTGGTCTGAGGTTTCGCGATCTGCGCAGTGGGAACTGACGCCGAACCGTTGTAACGATCTACCATGCGACTTTGATCAAGAGGTTGAAATGCGGGCTGTTCTTCTTGTCGGACTCATCGCTCTGGGCTCGTGCGCCACGACCCGCCCAGTTGTTGAACCATTCACCACCCCTGATGGCCGGGCTGGACACACGGCCTATTGCGGAGGGGTCTACAACCAGATGGCGGACTGCCACGCCGCCGCGCGTGAGACCTGCAAGGGGAACTACGAAGTGATCTCGGAACACCAGTCGCAGCGCATGGTGGATGGCTACTCCACCGAGAACCGCGACATGAATTTCATCTGCACTATTTAGGCTTGGAGCTGCCCAGCGATTCCCACGATTTGCTGGCGCCCAGCACGTCGCTGACGCCCCGGAAGATGCCCGCCGTCTGCGCCGCCACCCCGGCCTTGCGCGTAAAGCTCGCCTGCTGGTTCAGCGCCTTCTTGCGCGAGACGCCGCCGTAAAGCTCTGTCAGAGCGTCAAGTTCGATCTCGCCAGCATCTGCCTTGCCGACTTCAAGCGCCGATCCTGACCCGCCCTCAACCCCCGAATTGGCGTATTGAACCCGCTGCTCAGCCAGCAGCTTCCGACCATTCATCCGGATACGTTGGGCGCGCTCCGATGCCGCCATGAGCTCGGCGCGACCCTGCTCGTCGTCGGCTCTCGCCTGCGCGCTGGCAAGCTGGCGCTCACCAATGCCCTGGGCAATATTTGTCCCTGCTGAGAAGATGCTGCCAGCAATTGCAGCTGTCGCAAAGCCGCCGGTGGGATCGCACATCAGGCCGCCTTGATTTTCGGGAAGGTGGCAAGGATCGTCATCGGACCTGCGGTGTTCTGAATGATCGTATAGACGCCGCTGTCATCGTGTCGGCCGCCGACCGTGACTGGCATGTCGCCATCCCAAAGCGGCGGGCTGTCATCCATGACGCTGCTCACGCTCCGGAACTGCAGGTCGGTCATGTCGCCATGCAGGACACCGGCCTGACCACCCAGAGTCTCGAAGAAGCGGATCACCACTTCCTGCACGATCTGGCGCTCGGTATTGAGCTTGGCAGTTGGCAAGGAAATCAGAGTTGCATCGGTGTGGATGCCGACGACTACCTTCTCGGCCGCCGTATCAAGCGTGAACGCCCCGCCTGTGACAGTGATGTCTCCAACATCAGCGCCATCCGCCCAGACCCGGTAATCTCCGTCCTCAAGATGTGTCGCGCCGCTGAAGCTCGTCGTAGCCGCGCCTGAATAACTCAGCGAACAATCCAGATAGTTGAAATCGCTCTTGTCCGTTTCATCGGTCGGCGTAATCCGCGGGGTCATCCGCTCAATGTAATGGACAGTCGCATCGTCCATGACCCGACGAACGACAGCCCACAATTCTTCCTGATCGCTACCCGCCTTGGGAATGACGCAGATCGAAACCACAGCCCCATTGGTCATCGGATGCCGCGTCCACGCCCAGACATCTTCGATCTTGTCGTAGGTGCACGACAGAAGCAGCCCATCGGTCCGAACAGCCCAGAGCGTCTTCCATGGGCTCGACTGCCAGGCCAGTTGCTTGATGCCAATGAATGGCGTCGTCAGGCCAGTTGCGTCGATAACTGTCCCGTCCGGAAGTGTGATCTCACCGCTTGGATCTTCCTCGCCATCGCCCGGTTCCTCGGGTGGAATCTCGATATCGGGAATATCGATGCAGATCCAGCCAATGGCTCCGCCGCCTTCTCCGGTCGGGAACCCCTGATCCTGCGGCGTGTAGCCGTCACCGGCCCAGTAGCAATACTGCGCCATCAGCCGCCGGGCCTCAGAATGTGTGGCGACAGTTTCGAGATATCCCGGGCCGCATCTTCATCAGCATCAAGCTGGAAGCCCAGTTCCTGGACCCGCTTGCCTGTCTGGTCGACGGAAAGAACGGCGCGATCGACATTCACCGGCTGCACGCCGTTGGAGCCCTGTGTCGTCACGGCCTTGGCTACGATGTCATCAGGCTTGATGGGTCCGCCATTCGTGCCCGTCACCGCATAGACGCGCCGTGATGTGTAAAGATACAGCGCGCGCCCTTCAGCCATGGCCCGGATCGGGTTTGCCGTTTTTGCGGAGATCGTGAACGTCACCGCATCGTCTGCCAGCGACCCCGGCGTGAAATCGCTGAAGTCGCCAGTCACCGAGCCGTAAACCGTCTGATCCTTTGCCAGCCAGAGGCGCTGCTGGAACAGAGCAACAGCAGACGGCCAGCCGCGATAATCCGAAAACGCCCCTTCCCGCCAGTTCACGACCGCCGTCGTGGATGGCAGGCGGGACAGAACCGTTACGTCGACATGAGTTGAATCCGTGTAGGCCGTAACCCGGCAGATGCCATAGCCCGAGTGCAAATAGGTCCACTCGCATGTCGCGGACGTAGGCGATCCATCGAACCGCTTGCCGGTCGTGTGAACCGGGGCGACAGCGCCCGAGGTTCCAGCATCTGAGCAGATATAGACGTTATTCCCGTAGCGGACGACATCGTTGAGAGCATAGGCCTTGGCCGGCTCCCACATGCCGTAGCCGTTGGTGTTGTCCTCCTCGATCCGGAACAGGGTTCCGACCATCCCCGAATGGAAATAGGCTGAGGATGCCGTGAGCGTCGTGGAGCCTGTTGTGGCGCCCGGCGTCATCGTGATCGTGGTGGCGTTCGGATCAAGGAACGGCCCGGTATCACTCGACCAATCCGCCATGGTCCAGTTCGTATGCGCTTCCCGCGTCAGCGTCTGGGGCTGATAATCCCCATGGACCAGCCACATCACATCCTTGCTCTGGGCATACTGGACACGATCCAGGTCCGCCTGAGCAAATGGCGTCACGATCTCATAAGGCGTGCCGGACTGAGCAAGTTGGCCGCCAAGCATGTAGAACCGGGCGTAGAGTTCGCCCAGCTCAATCACATAAGCCTGCACATCGTTGAAGATGAAATCGATGATGCGAGGCGGTGAGGCGTGCGTCTTGACCGCGGCGATATAGCCAAAGCCGGGTCGACGCTCGAGCCCGCCATAGTCACGGCAGATGAAGTTGATGATGTAGTTGGCGCCGGTCGCATACTTGGCCAGATCAATCCGGCCCTGCAGCTCCGGAGCGATCTCGCCGCCATTGAATGACAGTTGCGGGATCTTGGCCGGACTAATCACGGGTGCTCACGATCAGGCTGTCTGGCGTTGGCTTTCGTGATCCTTCCCGCCCATCTGCCCCCTGAGCCTCAAGAACGGCGCGGTTGTAGATGTTCCAGCACTTGGTCTCGATCGTCTGGTTTTTTGCGAGCGGCGCGCAGACCGCAGCGCCCAGCCTCGCAACAAATGCGCCGCGGAACAGAGGCGAGGCCCGCGAGATATCGCGGAGCAGATAGGTATAGGCGATGTAGAGCGGGGCATCGAGGTCAATGGCGATGGCCTTGGCGCCGGCGTCGGTTTCCTCGACGGTCCATTGCTGGCCCTCATAGAGACCATCGATCTCCTGCATGTTCACGTAATCGGCCGGCAGCTGATAGTAATAGTCGAAGCCCCATGCCGGAGTTTCCTCCAGTTGTGGCAAAGCCTTTCGTTTGCGGGCGCAGTTCCACGGCGCCGCCTGCAGGACCTCGTCCCAGCATTGCCAGAACGCGCGCCGAACAGCTTTGCCCGTCGCTGTCTGGTCGCTTTCGACGTCCAGCAACGCCTGGTTCTGCTCGATCAGGTCCAGCGCCAGATTGGCGAGGTCCGTGACCGTTGCCGGGGCTTGCATCACCATGGCGTTAGATGATCGTGTTCACTGCGCGCAAGACGTAGGCCCTGAAGTCCTCGATCGCCTTGATCAGCTCCGATTGCGTGGCGGCATCATCGTAGAGAACCTGAATGGTTCCCGCCGTTGGCGTGCCTGCGTCCGTGACAGTGACCGAGACAGGGTCAGAGCCAAGGCCGGTCGGACCTGTGCCGGGCTTGGTGGTAATCGTGACAGTGGTTCCGGTTGCCATTCGTGGCCTCCAAAAGAGTGCGGCGGGCCAGCCGGAGCCAGCCCGCCAGTTTCAGTCCTCTCGGGGGAGAGAGATCAGCCCGGCGCGACGATGCCGATGCGCCACGAGATCGTGCCCGTGGCGGTCGTCGCCGCCTGGAGGTGGATGGCGATGACCAGCCATTCAGCGCAGTCGCCGCGCGTCGAATATCCCGCGTCCTGCCAGACGTACTGGCCGCATTTCGAGATATCGCGCGTGGTATAGGCGCGATCGGTAAACGCCGTTCCGGCCGCGATGTCGACAGCGTCGGCATAGCAGTTCTCATCGACATCGGTGAACGTGGTCCCGTCATAGGAGACGAGGCCGATGTTGATGTCCGAGGCGCCGGTCAGGGCGTCATTGGCGAGGAAGATCGTCGACACCGACCAGTCCCGGTTGACCCGGCACAGGCCGATATAGTCGCCGTTTGTGTTGCCGGCGACCTTTTCGTAGGTGCCGGAGATCGTGAACGGAATCCCCTTGTAGAGGATGGCGTCACGGGCGGGCGTGCCTGCGTAGATCGCAGCAAGGCCCGCAGCAGCAGAAGAAGTAGCCATGTGTGCGTGCTCCTTGGCTTACGATTCAGTGCAGAGGATGTCGCCGACCTTCTTCTCATCGAGGCGGGTCGCCCCCATGGAAAGCTGCGAGTAGACCATGTAGGTCTTCCCGCGGTACGACTTGTCTTCGTAGATGTCGGATTCCAGGTTCGCCCAGTCGCCCAGGAAGACGCCGGAGGGAACCCAGAACGGACAGCGGCGATCGGACGACGAAGTCCAGGTCAGGCGCCGGGACGACAGGATGTGGATCTTGAAGCCGACATACTCTTCGATCTGACCCTTCACGAGGGGCTTGTTCGCGTTGTAGTCGGACGAGATCACCTTCAGGTCGTTCATCAGAGAGCGCCACTGCTTCTCCGTCATGGCGACGTGCGGCGTCTCCTCGTCAAGGTCGTTCTCATATTTCAGGAGAATTTCCTTGGCCTGGATCAGCTTGGCCGCCGTCATGTTTACCGAGCCGGACGCCACGCGCATGTTCGAGGAGTCGAACGTCTGCGCCGTGCCAGTGCCCTGCTTGCCGGTCGATGCCGAGCCGAACATGGCCGAGATGGCGATATAGTCCCGGTAGCGGTTGATCGCCGCCACAGACGACTGGACGAACGTGCCGCCCATCTGAATGCCATTGCGAATCCGGTCAAGCGTGTCTTCCGGAAACGGGCCAACGTCAAAGTCCTTGGGGGCGACCCAACGGCCATTGACGCCAAGTTCGGCCGGCGTGCGCTTTTCGAGACGAACAGTGCGCTCGTTCACGGTAGCTTCGCCAACCGTCATTTCAGGGCGGAAGCCCTCGCCGGAGGCAGACTCGACCCGGATCACTCCAGGTACTGCGATCTTCGGCATCTTCTGTTGGAGCGTCAGGCGGATGTTATCCGCAAACATCGGCTTCCAGCTAGCTTCGATTTCAGCGGCCATGTGGCCTCATTCCTTCATTGCACGTTCATGCCGGACACTCGGGTCGACGGGCGACCTTCGAGCGCGGCAGAATCCATTTCTCCTTCTTCGTCCTGATCGCTGGCTTCCCCGGACGATGCCGGAACCTCACTTGCCTTTTTACGGGGGCCACCCTTCCGCCCTTTCGCGGCCGTCACCGGAACCTCCTCAGCCTCGTCACGCGCCTGTGGCGCTGGCGTCGGCTTCGGGGCTTCCCCGGAATATCCTTCGAGAATGTATTGCTCGATCTTGTGAGCGAACCTGATGCGAGCCTCGATGCTCTCGATGCCGCCCAGCATCTGCGTCAGCTTCAGCGCCTCGATGCGCGCGTGGTGTTCATCCTTCATGGCTTAGAACCCGCCCTGCGCCGCGATCTGCGCATAGAGGCTGGTGCGCTTCTTCATCTCCTCGGCGCTGAGCGTTTCGCCCTTGCCGATGCGCTCATTGATGCGAGCCAGATCCGCCTTCAGGGCTTCGAGGCCGATCACAGGTGAGGATTCGCCGTCGACCGAAGACCCCTCACGCGCCAGCTTCCCGAACTTCAGCAGGGCCTTCATCATTGTCGGGCCGCCGAGCAGACCCTTTTCGAGGGCATCAATCTCTGCCTTGTCGAGGCCGAGGAACTTTGCGCCGCGTTTCGCCAGTTCGACGTTGGTATCCTTGTCGGCTCCCCATTCCTTCATCAGGCCCTGCAACGCTGCAGCCTCGTTCGCCGAGTGCTTCTGCATCTCGCTAAACTGGCCGATCTGCGACTGGGTGTAGACGTCGACCAGCGCCTTCAGCTGGGCCGGATGGATGCGCGCCTTGGCGGCGGCTTCCTTGATCTGCCCCTCAAAACCTTCGTCCCACGTCATGCCATCAGGCAGCTGCGGCCGGGCGATCTCGTAGGCCTTCGCCTCCTTCGGGACGCCGAGCTTGTCCCAGCCTTCCCACTGGGTGATGTCGTCCTTCTCGCCGGGGAGCATGACACGGTTCGCGCCGACATGCTTCTCCAGCTCGCGATAACCCTTCAGGGCGGCGATCGGGTCCTTGAATCCCTTCTTGTCCACCCAGCCCTTGAAGGCCTTGTCGTCGTCGTTCGCCTCGGGCAGTTCGCCATACCATGGCTTTTCATTGAGCAAAGCCGCAGCGGAGGCGGCATCGCTTGCCGCTCCTGCGCCAGCATCAACTGCTCCACCGGCCGAGCCGGGTTGTTCGCCATCAGCTGGCGGCATCATCATCTCCATTGTTGTTGGGGATCAGCCGGCGCACATCCTCGGTCGTCAGCGAGAGGACGGTCCTGATCCACTGGAATACTTCGCGGCGGCCTTCCATGCGTTGCAGCATGTCCGGGCCTTCACTCACGGGCGTTGGCCGGAAGATGCCCGCGTAAACTTCGATGTCATTCAGCACCCGCGATCTTTCCGGGAATGCCTGATGGTAGTCAGCCACAACCTTGGGCGCGTCTTCGCCGTAGGTCTGGACCAGCTGCAGCGCAGCCTGCTCGCTAGGCCGCATTGGCTTCCTGTCTCAGGCCCATGAGGCGGGGATCGAGGGCGGCATTGGCGGCGTCGACACCATCCTTGGCCGCCCTTGCCACGCCAGGCGCTGCTTGCGCCATCGCCATGGCCTGCTGTTGTTGCTCGCGGGCGTCACGCATCTGCTGTGCGACATCGCGGGAGTTGAGAACACCGCGGGAGCCGAAGCCATCCGCGATGATCTCCGCCGTGGTGTCGACATCGATGCGGTCCATGATGTCTGGACGGGCCTGCGCAATGTTGAGCAGCGACATCAGCACCTTGTTGGCGCTTTCCGCCTCGCCCTGACGCTGCAACCGGGCCAGCGGCGAGACGTAACGGACCTGCAATCCACCTGGATAATCCTTGAGGACATCCGGCATTTCCGGGAGGCCGCCGGAGCGCTCCAACATTCCGACACGGCGCAGGACCACGGGCGACAGGAACTCAGTTTCGATGCGGCCGAGATAGGGACCGAGCAGCCTTTGCCGCTCATCGTCCCGGCCCAGGAACTCGGTCGCCGTCATGTCGCGGCTTCCGACAATCTGCATCAGGCCGAAGTAGAAGGCGTCCTTGATCGCATTGGCGATCCGCTCTTCCATCTCGATCGCGATCTGGGCGTTCTTGCCCTCGTCCATCGGGGAAACGAGCTTCTTCCCATCCGAAGAGATGGCGCCGTAGACAATCTCGCCCGGATAAGGGGCGATGCCGCCCCCGATATCGTTCTCCTTGCTGGTCAGGATCGTGGGGCGCGCGGCCCTGTCCATCATGTTGAGGTTCGACCGGCGGGCGATGTTCAGCGACTTGATGTCCGCCAGCGCCGCGTGTCCGCAACCTGTCCCGTATCTCTCGCCGGCCGCCACATCCCAGCGGGGCGACATGTAGGGAAACTCAAAATACCCGCTTTCCCGCAGGATATGCTTGCCCTCCTCGAGGACGTAGCACTCCTTGAACCGCTTGCCGTAGTTCTCGCCGGGTTTCGGATCTGGATAGACGGCGTGGATGACCCAGTGCTTGCTGCTCGGGGACTTTTCAGCCTCGGTGATCAGCTTCTGCGGGACATTCCAGCGCTCATCTGGCGGGGTTCCTTCGCCACCCTTGCCCGCGATGGCCCGCGCCGTGAGTTCATAACGCCGATAGAGCGTGTCGACGATGTCGCTTTCATCGACGTCGAGCCAGCATTCATGCAGGGCGCGGGCGCGATCGATGAAACGCTGCTTGCCAAAAAGTTCGTTGCTGTAGAGGACGCCGGTTCCAAAGGCCCCGAGATCACCCCAGACGCTGGTGACCTGGTTGTAGAACGCCGAGACGCCAGGTCCGAATGAGCGCCAGGTCCGCTTGTTGACGATCGCGAGATAGTCCTTGACCGGACCATACTCGTTCATGTCGTCGTCGATGTGCTGTAGCTCGAACCACATCGAACCAGGCGGCGTGACAGCCGAATAGAGCCCGCCCTTGAAGTTCTCCAGCGCCATGATGGGCGAGGAGTCGAAAATGCCGGTGTGCTTGCGTTGCCCCTCGGTCTGCTGGCTGGAGAAGCCCTTGCCGATCGGACGCAGGAAGCGCGCGATATCCGACCATGTCTGTTCGTAGTTCGACCTCAGTATCTTGAGAGAGTCGAACTTGTCGCAGATCGCCTTGCCATCCATGCGTCAGGCAGTCCCGCCAAGCAGGGAGTTCACGCTGATCGAGGGCTGCGACATGTCGCCAAGACGGGACGTCTTGAACATGTTCGCATATCCGGCCCGCTTGCGACGGGTCGTGGCCTCAGCCATCTGCGCGCTCGACGTGTCGATGATCGACGGCGGCGGGCTCGCTGTTTGAACCTGCGATTTCAGGGACTTTCCGAAGATGCACATCGGGTATCCAGACGTATTGAATGAAAGTCTCGTCGTTCCGGCCCCAGTGAGGGACGCGGCATTCCTCAGTGGCGCCGAGCCATTTCAGCCAGCGCCGTGAATCGTCGTGATGTTCCCAGGTCCGCGCCTCGACCCTGCGCATTCCAAGCTCAACCAGCTTGGGCAGGACCCAGCGTCTGACATGGCGGGAATAGGAGCTTGCGATTTCACCCCAGCGGTCGGTTGCGAGGAGGCCTGCACTTCCAGCCGTGGGCGTGTATTTGATGACGCCGAGGAACGAGACCGGCTCGTTATCGATCGATGCAACCTGCCCGATCAGGCCCGAGACGCGCCATGCCGCTACAAGGCGGTGAGCGATCTCGTCCGGGTCGAAGTCCTCTTCCGTTGCCTCCAGTTCCAGCCTATCACGCTCCCGAAGGTTGCGGCAGATGTGCTGGACAGAGGCGAGGTCAGGAGGCGAAAGCCTCATATCGTGTCCAGCACACTTTGCGGCGGCTTGGGAGGCGGCGTCGCCCTACGATGCCGGCCCAGATGCGCCGGCAGGTTCCGCTCCGCCTCCAGGTCGTCGAATGGCTTCACGAAAGCCATCACAACAGCGTCCCCCTTGTCGGGGCTGCGGCCGAGGCGGTCGCGGATCGCTTCCTTGTCCTCAATCTTGATCCCACGCGGAGTCAGCGCCCATGTTGGCGCGCAGAGGTCCGCAACCATCTCCTCATCAGGCGGCAGGGCGATCTTGCGCTCACTCGCCGGATCGAGAAGCAGCCGAAGCTCCCAATAGCCCTGAGCCCGGAGGTTGTAGTATTTCAGCCCGTTCTTGCTTGCCTTCGTCGCCGCACCCGCCGGGATGAACTTCCAGACGTTGGCGCTGTTTTCCTTCAGGTGATCGTGCGCCGATTGGCCGTAACCGCCGCCCATATCTATGTTGATCGAGGCGTTGTGCCTGACGTGGGTAGTAATGAAGGCCGCCGCGGTTGGTCCATCAGGCGTCTGCGAGCCGGGAACCGCGATCAGCTTGCCCATGTAGTCGCCAAGATGGCGCGGAGCCAGGACCGTCTGGTCGACCGAGTTTGCGACATCGACACCCATGGAAATCATGGGCTTGGTCATTCCTTCTGGTGTCCAGCGAGCAATGGCCGCCCTGATCCACGCGGTCGGGATCACCTGATTGACCTGATCCCGCTCGGCAATGTGGAAATCACCGGTCAGGAGTTGGGTGCGCAGAGGCTCCGGCAGGTTCGCCAATGTGGCCAGATAATCCGGCCCCTGAAATGGATTGTCCTTCAGCAGCGCTGGGATGAACGTTCGTGACCGCGGGCGGATGGTCTCACCCGTCACCGGGTCCACACGGCTCCAGTCCTTGTCGACCCAGAGCGTTTCGCCGGATTCAGGATCGGTTGTCGCCCAACGAAGCTCACCCGGCTTGGCGGGGTTCGGAAACGCTCGGTCCAGCCACGGCGCCCAGTATTTCTTGACCCAGTAGCCTTCCGCCGTCATCGGCGGGTTGCCAGTCGCCACGACGCGGCAGCGCTGCCCTTTCTTCGTCGACCGGTTCCAGCCGATGATGTAGCGGAACTGGCTTTCCGTGAACTGCGTGATCTCGTCGAAAGCCTTCAGGTCGTGTGGCTGGCCCTGATAGCCGTGCTTGTCATCCTCGTTCTTGCAGGAGCCGAGCTTGATCTCATGGCCCTTGCCGAGCCGCCACTTCCTGTCCTGCCCGTTCCAGCCATCGGTGTTGCCGATGATCTCCTTGAAGCGACCCTCCATCGCATCAAGGTCTGGCCCTTCGCGGCGAACGATCAGGCTCTTGTGGTGGGCATTCAGCGCAAGGCCGCAGACCAAGTCTGTCTTCCCGCCGCCGGCCGCGCCGCCATAGAACAGCTCATCAGCTTCAGAGAAATAGGCGTCGGATTGCGGCCCCGGATTAGGAATCCAGCGGAGCTTTTCCGTTGCCTTTATGACGGTTTCTTTGAACTCCGCCTTCGCCTTTGGGGGCAGCGCCCCGTAGGAGGAAAGCAGCTCGTCGAGCAAGGTCGACATCCGTCACGTCCTTGGTCGCAATGGGGTTCTCGTCGTCGCCGGAATGGATGATCTTATCGCCGTAGACCTTGGGAAGCGCCTTAGAGAGCAGCCACTTCCGCGTGTCGACCTGGAGCCTGCGATGCTCGATCATGTCGCCGGTCTGCGTTTCAACCTTGCCGTCTGACGTGGTCTTGGTCTTCACGCCCTCGATCGGGGTATTGGCGATTTCGAACAATTCGTCTGCCATGGCGAGGTAGCCGATCTCGCGTGCGCGCGAGTATTGCGCGAAAAATCCGGCCCGCTCCTCGTCATCCTGAAGCGCCCAGCCTCTTACGGTAGATTCCGTGGGCATATCGTCTGCTCGGCAGATAGCCCTGAGCGTCTTGCCTTCAGCCAATTCGGAGCAAATGCGGTCAGCAATGGCCTTGGAATACTTGGTGGGCCGCCCGCGCTTTGGTTCGCCGCTCGCCTTTCCCTCTCCGTCAGCCATGGTTGGTCCTTGGTTCTGTTATCCCGCCGGAAGCAGCGTCGGGTCGCCCGACTTGGCTTCTGTCCTTGTCCCGTTGAGCTGGACCCAGCTTGAGCCTGCGTCCATCTGATAGAGGCAATTGCGGCTTTCGATGCGCGTCCCATCGCTGATGTCGCTGATCAGGATGCCCTGAAACCCGTCGAGCGGGATATAGCAGTCCATTTCGATATTCGAGCCGCGCGCCTTATCGAGACGGGCCGACGCCAGATGTGTTCCCGACACCGTCAGGTTCCTGATCGAGACGCTGCGAATGCCAGGCGCTATGCCGTTCTGATTGTCCGGGTTCCGGCTGCCGTCAAGCCAGATCCCATAGTCCCAGTTCGAGTTGATCCCGCTCTCGCGGCCAATCTGGATATTCGCCACCATGAGGCTGTGGCGATTGAAGTAGTTCACGCTCGGGTCAGTGTCCGGCGTGGCCGTCACCTTGATCGCAGCGCCGCCTGTCGCGTTCTGCGCGCTGGCGATCGAGGCATCTCTGATCCCGCCGCCGCCATGATCCGTTCCGCGCGTCCACTCGAACAGGTTGGCGCCGGAGAATGTCCGCACGATGTAGGTCGCCCCGATGCCCTGCCCCTGAATGACCAGGGCGCATGGCATCGGCCGGGGCGGGGTCTGGAACTCGTAGCGTCCAGCCGTGAGGTCTATGATACGGTCGTTCTGGCTGGCGCAGCTGCGCGCCGCCTCGGCATCGAAGGTCGGCGTGAAGTTGCCCGCGACCGGTAGAAGCTCCGCCCTGATCGCGGGCGGCGGAGGTGGGGGCGGTGGGCTCTGGCCCTGCGCCGGAGGATCAAACGGGGTCGAGACTGAACTGCCGCCGCCACCACCGCAGCCAGCCAGAGCAAGCAGCAGAACACATGCGACACGTTTCATGAGATTTTCCCAACTCTGCGGCGGCTATAGCGCAAAACGGGAATGAGATCAAAGTTCAGCGGAAAGCGTCAGTGTCTGCACCGCTCCCGTGGTCTGCTCGCAGATCAGTGTGTCCTTGGTCGTGCCGGTCGAAGCAAAGCCGGCGCCGCCTCCCGCGATGGTCGGAACGCCCCTCATGTCGATGCGGATGTTCGCCTTGTCCCCACCAGCGGTAGGAACCCATGCGGCGCGCGTCTGGTAGTAACGCTGGCACTTGGCCAGCAGGACCGGAAAGAGATCAGGTTCGCCTCGCGAGACGACACTGCCCGGCTCCAGACGAACCCCGGTAAGCCAGAAATTGTTTGCCGTATTGTCGAAGATGTTCGCTTGATTGCTGGTCGCAAAATGCGTTGCCGATTGCCAGCTTCCTGCAGTTCCAGTGATACTTGCATCCGAACCGGCCATCAGCGTCCACAACAGGTAAGCGCCGACGCCGGTTGTGTAATCCCACGTTCCCGCTGACGGGCTCGCCGGGATGGAGATCGACTTGAATTCCCATGTGTCGCTGGCGTTGATCGTGTATTCCGCAACATAGCCCCGATCAACGCCGTTCTGGATGGCGAAACAGAACGTCCCTGTCTTTGTCGACTTCACCCAGAAAGACAGGATCAGATCGCGCTGCGCGAGCCGGCGCCAGTCATAGCCTTCCATCCGGTATTGGAGGCTTGAGCTATCTGTTGAGCCCACGGAAGCATCAGCGGTGGTGCAGTCGAGTTTGAGCGAGGCCGTGATCAGCCGGCCAGCCTCCGCAAACGTCGGAGCGCTCGTGTCCTGCGTCATGTCCAGGACTGCGGCGTTCGACTTTGCAAACCGCCAACGGTCGCAGACAAAGCGAGGGGTGGTGTTGTTGATGCCGGTCTCGCTGGCGCGCTGGGCCAGCGCCATGTCGCCGTTGATGATGTGATTGCGATTAGGTTCGCCAGCCAGCAGTGCAAGTTGAGCCGCCGCGGATGCAGATCCGAGCATCGAAAGGCCAGCAGCGCTCGCCTCGCTATCCTTAATGAAGCCGCCGGACGAGCCATCTGCTGCGACAAGCGCAGCGAGCTGGCCGGCGTCCGAAGTAGCCCGACCATTGAACCTCATTGGGCCACCTGGGCGCTGATCTCGATGGTGAAGATCTCGCCGCTCGCCGGCGTGTAGGCG